AAGTTATCTGATCAAGGTAAAGTGTATTTACAAAAATTACAAAACATTGTTGTAAAGAAAAATCAATTAAATTTAGAATTTACTGATTGTGAAGTTTTACAAAAACATTACTCTGATCTACTAAAAAAAGAACTTCCAGAGGAAGAAAAAACTACCTCTGAAATGTTAAAAGAAGGATTTGATCAAGAACAAGAAGGAGCCTAATACATGGCTTTCGGAATTACCACATTTGCAGAAGCTCCTTTTGCAGCTACAGGTTCAGTTAATGTTAACGTTGCTGTAACTGGTGAACAACTTAATTTTTCACAAACATCTCCAAGTATTATTATTGATGTAACAGTTTCTTTAACTGGCCAAGAGATAACAGCCACACAAGGAAATGTAGATACCTTACAAGGAACTATTGTAACTTTAACAGGAATAGAATTAGATTCTTCTATAGGGACTGTATCAGCTTCTAAAATAGATGCACCTGATGCGCTTAGTATGTCAATTGCTTCAGTCGGTATTACCGCTGGAGGAAATGTTAGTGTGCCTGTCATTGAAGATAATTTAGATACTGCAATGGGTACTGTGGCTATAACAGGGAATGCAGACGTTAATGTAACAGGTACTTCTTTATCTTTTTCAATAGGAAATGAATTAGTAAAAGGAGATGCAAATCTAAGTATTACAGGAATATCTTTAATTTCTTCTATTGGTCAAGTAGATCCTGCTCCTGATGTTTCGGTTACAGGTATTGAAATGACATCTTCAATAGGAACAGTAACTACTGTTGCAGGCGCAAACATAGATTTAGTAGGTTCAGCTTTAACTTCAAATATTGGTGAAGAAACTATTGAAGCTAATGCAAATGTAAATATTACAGGAATATCTTTAATTTCTTCTATTGGTCAAGTAGATCCCGCTCCGGATGTTGCGGTTACTGGTATTGAAATAACATCTTCAATAGGAACGGTAACTACTGTATCAGGAGGAATCATAGACTTAGTAGGATTAGAACTGACACCTTCTGTTGGTGATTTAAGTTTTAGTGGTAATGCAATTGTAGAACTTACCAATTTTTCAGGGCCTCAATTCTCAGCGGAAGGAAATGCTGCACTTTCTACTGATCAAGCTAAGTTTGGGGTATCCTCTTTAGAATTAGACGGAACTAATGATTCTGTAGACAGCACAACGAATTTAGATCTAAGCTCAACAGACTTTACAGTTGATGTTTGGATTAGACCTGACAACGTTACAGGTTACAAAGGTATTTGGCAATCAGGAACAAGCACAACAGAACAATCATATTTATTAGGCAATGCAGTTTATTGGAGTGTAAATCCATCAACAATTATTACTACTTCAGTTACTGTTAATGCAAATGAATGGACTATGTTGTCTTATGAAAGACAAGGCAACACTCACAGAATATATAAAAACGGAACTTTAGAAGATACAGCTACCACAGGTAATAAACAGGATAACGGTCCATTTACTATTGGTAAAAATGGCTTTGGTGATTTTGATGGTTACATAGATGAATTTAGAGTTTCAAATATTGCAAGATACGAAGGCTCAAGTTTTACAGAACCTACAAGCGAATTTTCAGTTGATTCAAATACAGTAGCTCTTCTTCATTTTGATGGAGCTGATGGATCTACGGACATGATTAATGCTGTTAATGAACAGTCTTTAGTTTTAGAAACTAATATTGGGGACGAGTCTGCATTTACAGATCAAATTGTTGAAGTTACTGGTCAACAGTTAACAATGTCTATGGGAGAAGAAACTCTTACAGCAGACGCTAACGTTGAACTGACAGGTATTCAACTAACTAGTTCAATTGGAACAGTAGATGCAGTTATCGTGATCAATGTCACAGGTATTCAAATGTCTACATCTATAGGATCTGTTATAGTGACAGGAAACGCTAATATAGATATTACTGGAATTGAGTTACAATCTAGTGCTGGAAATGCAAATGTTACAGCATGGGCTGAAATTGATCCAGGTGTGTCTAATGTTTGGACTGAGGTTGATAAAGCAGCATAGAGAGGATATAATAACAATATGACATCTACATACACTGATCTTGGAATAGAATTAATGGTAACAGGTGCCAATGATGGTACATGGGGTACTAAAACCAATACAAACTTAGAAATTATCAACCAAATGCAAGGTTATGTTAATAAATCTATTGCAGGTGGTGCACAAACAACAGCTTTGTTGGTAGCTGATGGTTCAACAGCATCTTCAGATGCAAGAAATTTAATTATAGAATTATCTGGAACAATTACAGGAAATCAAATTGTTACAGTTCCTGATAGCATTGAAAAATCTTACATTGTTTATAACAATACCTCTGGAGCATTTACTGTTGAATTTAAAACCGCAAGTGGAACTGGTTCAACTTTTTCCACAACTGATAAAGGAGTAAAAATATTATGGAGTGATGGAACTAATGTAGTTGATGCAACAACTTTATTAGCAACTTTAGGAAATTTAACCACTGGTACCATTACATCAGGTGATATTACTTCTGGTGCAATTGCAGCCACAGGACATATTACACCCGGAGCAAATGATACTTATGATTTAGGGGCTTTAGGTAATGTATGGAGAAATGTTTACACTGGGGATTTACATTTAAATAATGAGCATAAAACAGAAGGTAATATAGTTGACGGAACAAAAGGCAACTGGACTTTACAGGAAGGTTCTGACGATATATACTTAATCAACAACAAATCTAATGAAAAATTTAGATTAAAGTTAGAAAAAATTTAGGAGACACTATGGGTATTATTTCAAATGGAAATACAGTAATTGATAATGGCGCAATTGATGCGAATGAAGTTGATACTACGCAAATAGCTAACGACGCTGTTACAGCCGATAAACTTGCTGACACTGCAGTAACTGCAGGTTCTTATACTGCAGCAGACATAACTGTAGATGCTCAAGGAAGAATTACAGCTGCAGCTGATGGTGGTGGTGGTGGCGGTGGTTTTACTGCTGCGCTTGCTGCAGGAGGGCCAGCTAGTGGAACTTATACAGCTAATGCAAGTGCTACTGAAATATTAATTTACGCTGTTAGCGGCGGCGGTGGCGGTGGCGGCGGTCAGGCTACAGGTGGTAATCGTGGATCACCAGGTGGTTATGGCGCTTTTGCAGTATATCAAAAAACTATTTCAGCTCCTTTTGCTCAACCATACGCAGCAGGAGCAAGAGGAAATGGTGGTAACATAGGTTTCGATAATGATGGAGGAAACCCCGGTAATGCTGGAGGTACAACTTCTTTAGCAAATGTATATAATATTAATGGAGGAAATGGTGGTGCGGGAGCTCCTCGTAATCAACCTGCTACACAACCTGGAAACCCAGGAACTGTATCTAATTCACCTACTCCTGCAACTGTATCAGCTACAAATGGAGGCGGTTACTTAGTTCAAGGCGGTAAAAGAGGTCAAAATAATAATACAACAGCGGCGGCTGGAACAGCCGCAGAACCTGGTGGTTTCGTAATTTTTGAAAATGTATAGGAGTTATAAATGACAAAATACGCTTTTTTTTACAACAATATTTCTTTTGCAATTGCAGAATCTGAAGAAGAAAAAAATCTTTTATCTCCTGCTATTCCTGATTCTATATTAAAAACTATAACTGACTCTCAATTTGAAAATGTAAAAAATTTTAAATCTAAATTAAAGATAGTAGATGATACAGTATTAGAAGAATCTTTAAGTTTTGTACCTTTAAATGATTCAACTAAAGATATTGATCATGTAAAAAATGAAATATTTTCTCATAGAGACGAATGTATAAACAGAGTAAGTTCATGGTTAGAAGCTCATCCCAACCCAAATGCTGAAGCAGAACGCTATGCTTATTGGGAAGATTATAAATCTAAACTTGAATCAGTAGATACTGACTCTATGACCTTCCCTTTAAATTATGAAACTTTTATGGAATGGTTTAACAGTCAACCAAATTACCCTACAAAAAGCCCTTTACAATTACCTTAATTCTATATATAAAATTATATATAAAGATAAAAATATATGATTTTTGATAAAAAAATTGAATTTAGTATTCATCCAGATTTAAAAGATATTAAAATTATTCAACCTAAGCCAACTAAAAAAATTTTACCAGATTGGTTTAAAAAATTAGATAAACATTCTATCACCTATAAAAATATAAAAGGATGTGTGCCTTTTATAGATAATATATCTGCAGGATATATTTTACCTTTACCACAAGATTTATACATTGGGCACAATGTTGTTGACAAAACTAGTGACAATCCAGAACCAACCCATTTTTATCAATTTTCTTTACATGATATGTTTTCTAGTAATTTAGACTACAATTTAAATGGATCTAACGCAGATATTCATCCTATCAAACAAGTTGGAGGTGAAAATAGTTTTATGGGTCTTAAAAATGGTAATGCAAATGTTATAAAAATATTAAATCCTTGGAGAATTAAAACACCACCTGGATACTCTTGTTTATTTAGAACACCAGATTATACTGAAAATGATTATTTTCATATAATAAGTGCGATAGTCGACACAGATGTTTTTGATATGCATATAAATTTCCCAATTATTATAAATAATGATAAATATAAATCTTTTGAAAAGTTATTCAAACAAGGAACTTCTTACGTTCAAATAATACCTTTCAAAAGAGACTCTTGGAAACACGAAATATCTACATATGTACGCTCTAAATCTCAAAAAGGATATCTTGAATATTTTACTACCACAATTAATAGATATAGAGATGCTGTATGGAAAAAAAAATCTTGGAAATAAAAATGTATTTACAAAAATATATAGGAATATATGACGACGTATTACCCCATACTATTTTAAGTAATCTTTTAAAATATTGTAATTATGTTGATTTTGAAAAATCAAAAGTTTTAACATCCGAAGGGGGTAATGTTGAAAATAGTAATATAAGAAGAGCTGAAATAAAAAATTTATTTATCCATGGGGTGGATAGTTTAACAGAAATTCATTGGTCTAATTATTTATTTAGTAAATTTTTTAAAGCCATAGATAAATATACTCATGATAAAAAATTATTCGATTGTGGAATAGGACAAGTAAGAGACATAGCATTATTAAAATACGAAAATACAGGTTTTTATAAATGGCACGTTGATCATGCATGGAGTGCACCTAGAACACTTAGCATGATATTTTTATTAAATAATGATTATGAAGGTGGTGAATTATGTTTTAGAGAAGGGGATGGCAGCAATGAAATTACAATTGATAAAAAACCAAACAGAATTGTTATTTGGCCTAGTAATTTTTTATATCCACACACTGTTAAACCGGTTACGAAAGGGACAAGATATTCAGTAGTATGTTGGGCACTATAGGAAAAGATTTCAGATATAAAATAATAGATAATTTTTTATCTAAAGATGAGATACAATTACTAGAAAAATATTGTTTTTTTATACATCGTTCAAATCGAGAGCAGTTTGATGAAGTAAGAAATAATAATGGAGACACCGGTATTTACACAGATCCTTTAATGGAGTCTTTGCTGCTAAGTAAACAAAAAATTATAGAAACAGAATCTAATTTAAAATTATTTCCAACTTATACTTATTGGAGAATGTATACTAGATTTGCTACACTAAAAAGACATAGAGACAGACCTTCTTGTGAAATAAGTGCATCAGTTCAAATTTCATCGGATGGTGTAGAATGGCCTTTATATTTAGATGGAAAAGAAATTATTTTAAAAAATGGGCAAGCAGTTATATATACTGGTATGGAATTACCTCATTGGAGAGAAGTTTTTGAAGGTGATTATCAAGCACAGTGTTTTTTACATTATGTAGATTCAAATGGAAAAAATAAAGATTGGAAATTTGACAAAAGACCAGACGTAGGTATGTAATTATTTTATGAAATTTATACAACATAAAGATGGATCATGTGATATTAAATTTTCTTGGAAAGAAAGAATTACTTTATTGATACGTGGTAAACTGCATTTATCTGATGTAGGACTAAGACATTTTGGAAATGTTTTAGTCAAAATAGTAGCTGATTGGAACAAACGTTTTAATAAAAAAACTGCACAAACTCAAACTTCTGAAAGAACTGAGATAAAATAAAAATACTTTCATCTTAGTTCAAAAGGTAGTATATTATAATATTTAGATAACTATGCTACAAAAACTTAACTTTAAACCCGGTTTTAATAAAATGGTCACGGACTCAGGAGGAGAATCTCAATGGGTAGATGGTGATTTTGTAAGATTTAGATACGGACTACCTGAAAAAATAGGTGGCTGGAGTCAATTAACTACTGGTAATGAAACATTACCGGGTGCAGCAAGAGCGCAACATAGTTTTTCTAGTATTGATGGTGAAAGATATGTTGCCATTGGTACTTCCCAAGGTCTATATTTATATTACGACGAACAATTTTTTGACATTACACCTTTAGATACAGCTATTACTGGAGTTGACTTTGATGCAACATCCGGATCTGCAACAGTTACTGTTAATAAAACAGCGCATGGATTATTAGATGGTAGATTTATAACATTTACTTCGGTTACGGTTCCAACAGGATCTGGTTATTCAACAGCTGATTTTACAGACAATACTTTTGAAGTTTTAAATAGAACAGATAATACTTTTGAAATTACAATGCCTTCTAATTCAGCGGGCACTACTTCAGGAACTGGATCAGCAACTATTAATCCATATGTACTTGTCGGACCTACCTTTGAAACTATCGGTTTTGGTTGGGGTACAGATACTTGGGGATCAGGCACCTGGGGAACAGCTTCTGCAATTGCAGATGTCACACTAGAACCTGGTCAATGGTCTTTAGATAATTTTGGTCAAATACTTGTTGCAACTATTAGAAATGGTAGAACATTTACTTGGAATGCAGGTGCAGCATCACCTAGAGAAACTAGAGCAACGATAATGACAGGAGCACCAACATCATCAAGATTAACACAAGTATCTGATAGAGATAGACATGTATTTCATTTCGGAACTGAAACAACTATTGGAACTCCTAGTTCACAAGATCCGATGTTTATTAGATTTTCTAATCAAGAAGATTTTAATACTTATCAACCAACCGCAACTAATACAGCCGGAACCTTTCGATTAGATAAAGGCAATCAGATTGTTGGAGCTGTATCTGGTAAAGATTATACTTTAGTATTAACTGATACATCAGCGTATGTAATCCAATATGTTGGACCACCATTTACATTTAGTGTTAGACAAGTTGGTACTAACTGTGGATTGATCGGACAAAATGCACTTAGTTATTCTAATGGTATTGTGTTTTGGATGTCATCAGAAGGTGGATTTTTTATGTTTGATGGTACTGTAAAAGCCATTCCTTGTTTAGTTGAAGATTTTGTATTTACTACAACAGGTGACAACCTAGGTATTAATTTTGATTCAAGAAGAATAATTTATTGTGAACATAATAGTTTATATAATGAAATAAATTGGTTCTACCCAGCTTCTGGATCTACGCAAAATAATAGATGTGTAACTTATAATTTTGCAGAAAACCTTTGGACTACGTCTTCGTTATCTAGATCAAGTTATGTTGATCAAGGTGTTTATGATTTACCTTATGCAACTGACTATGATTCAAATGCTGTACCTAATTTTGCAGTTCAAGGTATTACAAATACTTTTGGTGCATCAACTTACTATGCTCATGAAACCGGAACCGATCAAGTCAATAGCTCGGGTA